ATGAAACCAAATTATGTAGGAACAATTCATAAAATTAAGGTATTAACTACTTATCCAGAAATGTTAGTCCGCTTTTCTTTGCAAACTCAAAAAGAGACTATCAACTGCATTATTTCTAAAAAAGAATTGGCGGATGAATTACTCATGTTACCTGATGGCACAGAGCTTGCTGTTTATGGTAGGTATAATCAAAAAAGGCAACTAGTTGTGGTGAAAATGTGTGTGCGGAAAATACAAAAAACTATTCCTTAAAAAAGGAATAGTTTTTATTTTTACATATATTGTTCTACATGTTCAATTTCTTTTTGTAATTCTTTTTCATCGTACTTATCATACTTACCAGCTTCGTGTGCAATCTTTTTAATTTCATGCATGGCTCTTTTCTCAACAAGCCATTTTTTCATACTATGTTTTTTTGCATCTTCATTTAGAGAATCTAATTCTTCTAAATTTGAATCCAGTTTGTTCAAAACATCTGCAATTTTTACTAATGCTTTTGCTTCTTTTTCTTCATAGTTTGACATAATAGATAACACTCCTTAAACATTTGATACTTTAAGTCTACTCCTCTATTATTTTATTTGCAAATAAAAATATATGGACCATACAGGACTCGAACCTGTGACCGAACGGTTATGAGCCGTTTGCTCTAACCAGCTGAGCTAATGGTCCAAGTAAGAACCACCTTATTGGGGATAAAATAGTTCTTACTGGTTATAGCTTGATATATAATAATTTTACTTTACTGATTTTCAATTTTCAACAAAAAAACGACCGTCTTATTGAGAAAAGGCGGTCTGCGTGAAAAAATAAGAGTTTAAATATGTATCAATATTTTACAATATCTGTTTTTTGAGTTCAATAATTTTTATGTAAAAAGTTGCCGCCTCGTTTGGGAAAGGCGGCAATAAGTAGTAATAAAACAAAAAGTTTGGTAAACATATTTTACCGCTTTCTTTTTTAAATTTCAACAAAAAAATGCACCTATCTTAGGACTTGGAAAAAGATAGGTGCACCCTTCTTTTATTCTCATAAAAGAAGGTCAAATATGGAAATATCAAAAGGTAACTATATTTTAAATCAGATGCTTTTAAATTTCAAGCTATTTTACAACTGGACAAACAGTCTCTAAACGTTTGTACCATGGAGCATTTTTAGGCCATTTCTCTTTACCAAAGAACGGTATTTCTTTTCCGTTGTTCTCTCTGTATACTGTTTTTATTACTTCTGCCTCATCGCCATGATATAAACGTCGGCAATTCACTCCATTACAGAAGAATGTAGCCCAGTGATCCCCGTTATCTTCTAATTTTCCTGTTTTACTATTAATTGGTCGTTGATATAAACAAAACATCGTTGCTTCTCTCCCTTTTATTGTATTTTGATTGTTATTACTTGAGTTGCTATTGTTTTCGTTTTGATTTCCCATATATTTTTTTATTTGGCTAATAAAATAGTCTTTTACTGCGTTTGTTTCTTTTCCATGCAATTCCCACGAACGATGAGGACATGCTGTAGGAACAAATTCTTTGTGCAATCTTACAGTATCTCTATTAGGTTGCATTCCCCAAAACTTCATATCTTCGGCTACTTGCTTAAATGTCATTTGCTCATTCGCTAAAAAGTCTGCATAGCTAGCGCCCATCGATTGACAAACCTCATAACCAACATAGTTCAAATTTCCATCTGAATTTGCTGTATGCCAAGCTGCGTTGAATGTATCTTCTACACGTGCAATTGTATTTCGATCAATATAATAATGAGCAAAACCATTCGCTAATTGCGTAGGAGACATTACAGCTAAAGCATTAACATATTGCGCAGCAGTCGCATAAATACTTCCTGCATCGTTATGAATGACAACGCCTTTTGGTGTTGCGTTGGGGCGTCTACCAGCAATTCCTCCACAAACAGATTGATTAATTACCTGTACCATCTTTCGGTTCACCTCCTTTATCATTTTCATCTTTTAATTTGCTTAGATGATTTTTAACCCAAGAAGGTAACGGAACACCTAGCTGCCCTAAGTTTTCTGTAATCGAAAGACCATAAACAGCAATGTAAAATAAAACAAAACCATCAGCAATAGATGAGAATCCCATTATTTTTAAATATGGATAGGTCACTATAACTAAACATACAACAAGTAAATGTTTAATTAATCCAGGTAATCCCTTTGTACTATTTCCTTCTTCCCTGTAGATTCCCTTACAAATACCTGTTGCAATATCTCCTAACACAATCCAAACAAACACTTGGATAAAGCCGTTTGAAATTAAATTTTTAAATTCTGCTATTAACGCTTGATTATCAATAATCACCATGTCTTCCACCTTCCAATAATAAAAACCGCTTAGCCTTTGCTAAACGGTTTTCCTGTCATTTTTGTAAATTCATCTTCTGTTATACAAAGTGGTACAAATTCTGCAACTTGTTCATCTGTAAAACAGCCCCAGTCATACATCATTTTAATGTCATCAAATGTAAACATTTTATTCCACTCCTTCTGTTAATTTTTCGTTAATTTCTTTTACCTGATTGGTTAATTGATTAATAGCAAGCATTGATTTTGCACTAATTTGCGCAAAATTATCTGCTTTTTTCGTTACTTCTGAAAGCTCTTTTTTTAAATTCACATCATTAACCATGAGTTTTGAATTCAATTGTTTTAATTCCGCATTTTCTGCTTGTAATACTTCAATGTCGGTTGGTGGTGCTGGCTCTGGTTCTGGCACATTGTCAGGATCGTATATTAAGCTTGTTCCGTCCCAGCGATAATTAAAAAAATCTGTTGGTTCTTTTTCTACTTCAAGTTCAATTTTATTCGGTTGTTCCATTGTGGAATATCCGTCTAAATAACCTTGAATATCATCAATCCAAATTTTCATGTTCTCTTTCCTCCTAGTATTCATAAATCGCACTTAACGCAAACATTTTACTGCCTGAACCAGCCGTATCACTAGAAGAGGCATTCATATCATTACCTGTAATTTTAGTATCCTTAATATATAAATATTTCCGTACTAAATTAGTATAGTATCCATGTAATAGGAAAATAACGCCTCCAGAACCTGGGTTCTGTGCATGCTGTTTAGGAATAACGAAAAAGTGATAACATGCGCCGTTCAAAGTTCCTTCTTTGGTATATTCTTGCCATTGCAAAATCCAACCATTCTCACACTGTGATAGAGACTTAGAAGGTACTTGACCACTTCCTGCAGCCGCACCATACCAAGCGCCCGTCCACAACGGTTCTTTTTTGGTGATTTTTTGATATGCTTTGTCCGCATCTATTTTCTTTAGATACGATTCAAGCCCATCAACTGCATTAACGTGTGTTTTCAGATATTTAAACTTTCCTTTTTCTTTTAATTGAACAATATCTGTTGTCATTACACTTCCCCTACCTTTTCAAACGTAATTGCTGGCAATCCATCTAGTTTTGTTTTATCTTCTTTAGACATCAAGCCATTTTTTATTGAGGTTGCAACGTCTGTCGTTGTTGCGTTTTGCCCTGCTGGACCTTGCGGACCAACGTCTCCTTTATCTCCTTTTGGACCTTGTGGACCTGGGTCTCCCTTTTCACCTTTTAATACTTCTGGTTTCCCTTCCACAGCATTCCAATGTGTTTGAGGAAATATCGGTATTCCTCCTTGTTTTAATTTAACAATATCTGTCATTGTACTTCGCCTACTTTCTCAAACGTAATATCAGGTATTCTGTCAATGGCTTCTTGAACTTTTTGGTCAACATATTGTTGATTCACTCCGCCGCCATCGCCACCACCAGTTGCTGAAATAACCCCATCTTCTGAAATAGAGATATTCGCTCCAGCGGTATAACCTTTCAACTCTTCCAGTTTTGCTTTTAGTTCAGTGGTAAAATTTTGATCTGTTTGCTTTACCGCAGACAACGTTCCGTCTTCTGCAATTTCTAACAGTTGGCCAACCTTTATTCCGCCCAGTTCGTCTGTGGTAGCGATTGGAAGAATATAAACGCCTCCCTCGCCATTTGACAATCGTTGAAACATTTCAGCAGTGATAATACCGTCTGTTTCTTCTGTCGCATAAGGAAGTTCTGTCAGTGCATTTTCTAAGCCTAAATCTGCTTTAGTGATAATTACTGCCCCAGTGTATCCATTAACAGATAATACTTTTGATTGACCCGCAATAATTTTTTCTAATCCTCGAACAGCGGATGCATGTGTAATAGGATAAAACTGACGTTCCACGCCATTTTCTTCGGTTTCCATCATTCGTTTTACTTTAACCACTTATTTCACCCACTTTTTCAAACACATAAGCGTTCTGTTTTGTATCATCAACTGTTGCGATAACCAATGCCCCATCAATCGCAGGATAATCAACTGTTCCAACAATTTCTGTTTCATGATTCAGCGAGAAAGCATCATCTTGTAAAATAATCAAGTCACTTATTTCGCCATATTCTAACGCATACAAACGTTTTTCTAATTTCTGATACAAATATTCCATATCTGCCAATAAACGTTCAGAAATCGAATTGTGGCGCACTCCTTGAATGTCTACACGTGCATCCATTAGCTCGGCTAACATCGTACCGCCAGGATCAATCGTTTTTAAAATATCTTTGATTGATTCGAACCATGAAGTGAAATCTGTTTTTTGCGCATCTCGCCACGCTTCGAACTCATCTTTTCTGGCATTCATCCAATCAGTAAAATCGCCCTTATTTTCGTTGATAAAGGCGGTCATGTCTGCGATTAAATCTTCGATGGACTGCCAATAAGAACCCATTTCGCCCTCTGTTTTAGAAGCAGCATTTATTACAAAATAAGAAAAATTCTGCGTTGTGCCGATTAAATCGTCGCCTTTATAAATACTAAAATAAGCTTCTTGTCTGTGTAACGACTGCATAGAATATTCATCAAACGTATACTGAATAATCCCTTTTTTAGCATCTATGATTTTTGTTGGTCGTTGAATAGGAAATTTATTATCAATATGCGATTCAAAAAAAACTTTACCGTCTGTTAAATCTGACAGCAAAGAATTTTCTGTAATAGTTACTTCTAAGACTTCTGTGTTCTTATTCCCTTGACGCACATTAATAATACCGACATAGTTGTAAGGTTCGGTTGTACTTAACGTTGCTTGCCATTTAACCATTGAAAAATCCTCCTTTCGTTATTTTGGTGGAATAACAATCGATTGAATCGAATTAGCAAAATATAATCGATCATATTTTGCAACAATTTGCCCTTGCTCGGCGTTCTGTTCTATGGTTTGGATACGTCCGTTACTTAATCCGTAAATCACGCCCGTGTGTCCATATGTTGGGTCTACTGTCCAACCTGTTCCCCATTGGCCACCTCGTTTAATATTGACAATCGCTCCTACAACTAAATCTTGATACGTTGGATTTTGGATTACTCGCCAACCTACCGCATTCCAATCATATGCTTCACCAATATCTGCAGCAGATGATGTATCACCAATTACATGCGAAAAGCCATAAATTGTTCCTGCGCCTAAACCACAGCCGCCCATAAAACCAGAATATTCGGCTGGAACGGCATAACATTGCCCATTACCAAGCCATTTGCCCATTAAGGTCTCCAAATGTTCTATCCCAGCTTTTCCTGTTGCAGTAGAAGCTTTCAAATCTTTGAATTTGTCATACCATGCTTGTGCATAGGTTTGTCTTTCTGGGTGCGCTGCAGCTGGACGTTCAAAGTTTAATTCAAACGCATAAGCAGCGGTTTTAGGCGAGCTAACAACTTTAAATTCATCAACTGTTAATGGACTTACTTGTCCTAACCATTGCCCATTGAACATACA